ATTGACATTAATGTGGATGATGACCAAGTGAGTGACCGCATTGATGATGCTTTGCAATTCTTTGAAGATTATCATTTCGATGGTGTCGAAAGAATCTATATGAAGCATCGAATCACACAAGAAGACATTAATCGCCGTTGGATTTATTGTCCAGATGCCGTTACATTTGTTACCGGTGTATTTCCTTTTGATGATTCGAATTCGTCAATCAATATGTTTGACCTCAGATATCAATTGCGTTTGCACGACCTCTATGACTTCACATCGGTATCTTATGTGTCATATGAAATTACCATGCAACACATTCGCACTTTGAATCTGTTATTTTCTGGCACACCACAGTTTCGTTTTAATCGTAAACAAAACAAAATCTTTTTAGATGTTGATTGGGAAAGAGATTTCGAAGTAGGCAATTATGTTGTCATGGATTGCTATCGTGCAATGCGCCCAACAACACTTACACTTACGGGCACTGGTACTGCCGTAACGACTGCAAATACAGTCACAGGAACAAATACTGTTTTTGACCAAGAGTTATTAGAAGGCGACATTATTACACTAGGTGGTCAAGAATTGCAAATCAAACAAATTATTTCACCAACTGTTCTGACAACTATTGGACCAGTTGCATCTGATGTTACAAATGGTACACTCACAAAACCAGGCAACTCAGAAGTTTGGAATGATAGATTTCTCAAAAGGTATGCAACTGCCCTTATCAAAAAACAATGGGGCGAAAATATGAAAAAATTTGGTGGAATTCAAATGCCAGGAGGAGTAACATTGAATGGCAAAGAAATTTGGGATGAGGCAACAGAAGAATTAAAATCTATAGAAGAAGAAATGTATAACTTTAATAGTCTGCCAAGTGAGATATTTACAGGTTAACAATGAAACATAAACATCATATTATTCCAAAACATATGGGTGGAACTGATGAACCATCCAACTTAATAGAACTTACGATAGAAGAACATGCCGAAGCGCATCGAATTTTATATGAACAATATGGTCATTGGCAAGATAGACTTGCTTGGCAAGGCTTGGCAAAAATAATAACTAAAAAAGAATTGGTTCAACAATTGATATCTCATGTTGGTAAAGACATGAAAAAAAATGCTCTGCGTGGAGAAAAACATCCATATTATGGCAAAAAAAGACCAGAACATTCAAAAATAATGAAAGAGTGGGCAAAAACATATGTTAAGACAGAAGAACACAAAGAAAACTTAAAACGAGCTTGCATCAAAGCATCAAAAGAAAATCCTAATAGAGCTGCCACTTGGAATGTTAAATTTAGAGATGAAATTGTAAGTGTGAAAAATCTCAAAAAATTTTGTAGAGATAATAATATTGTATATTCAACTCTGTATACTAGAGGTAAAAGTAATGGGTGTGAATTAATTGGAAAAATTTAAGTGGCTACCAACAATTATTTCAACCCATTTCCATCTAGCCAGATAACTTCCGAGCAGCTGCTCGTTGAAGATTTGGTAATAGAGGCCATGCAAATTTATGGCATGGATATCTTCTATCTTCCTAGAGCAACAAGAGACCAGGTAGATTATCTCTATGGTGAAGACACACTCAAACAATATGTAACTGCCTATCCAATTGAGATGTACCTAGAGAATGTCACTGGCATGGATGGTGAAAGAGAATTTATTTCTAAATTTGGTTTAGAGATTCGTGACGAAGCCACATTCTTAGTTTCTCGCCGTAGATTTGCCGCAACAATACCATCACCAAGACCTTTAGAAGGCGATTTAATTTATATTCCCCTTCTACGAAATATCTACGAAATTACAGAAGTCGAACATGAAAACGACCAGGCAATGTTCTATACACTTGGTCGTGGTCGTGGTGGTAATGTTTATGTGTATGCATTGAAACTCAAACAGTATGTGTTCTCAAATGAAATCATACAAGTTGGTGTATCTGAAATTGATGACCAAATTCGTGATTACTATCCAAGAACAAATGTTGCACTACAGGCAGGTGGTACAGGTACATTTATTAATGATGAAATTGTATATCAAAGTGCCAATACTTTTGCAAATGCTACTGCGACTGCTGTTGTGCATGACTTTTTACCAAATTCACAAGTCACAATCTTCCGCACGATTGGTACATTTACGGCAGGTGGTACAATTAGAGGCAACACAAGTAATGCAGTATGGACAATTTCTACTGCCGATGATTTGACGCCACTCGACAACGCTTTCGAAGATATCATCGACAACAATCGCATTCAAACAGAAGCAAATGGCATCATTGACTTCTCTGAGACTAATCCATTTGGTGAGCCATAATGCTAGGTAACGCACAATACTATAATCGTTCTATTCGTAAGATTGTCGTTGCATTTGGCACAATCTTCAATGATATTCAATTACAAAGATACACAAAAGATGGTGCAACTAAAAAAGAAATCTTTCGTGTGCCATTGTCATATGGTCCAAAAGAAAGATATCTAACTGCAATTACATCCGACCCAACACTGGTAAGAACAATTGGCGTTAATGTGCCAAGAATGTCATTTGAATTGACTGGCATGGCATATGACCCATCTCGCAAACAACAATCTCTCTTACAGAATTTTGCTCAGAATGCCAACGGTGGTCTGAATGCACAATATGTTCCTGTGCCATACGATTTCAATTTTTCAATGTCAATCTATGTGAGAAATACTGAAGACGGCACACAAATTGTAGAACAGATTTTACCATTTTTCAAACCTGACTTCACAGTTACGGTTGATATGATTCCTGACATGGATCAAAAGTATGACATGCCAATCATTCTCAATTCTGTGAACACAACGACAGAATATGAAGGTGCAATGGCCGATGGCACAACTCGATTGATTACATGGGATTTAGAATTTACTGTTAAAAGTTTCTTATGGCCATCAGTTAGAACACCAAACGGATTGATTGGTGCATACAGTTCTATATCTGGTCGTTATGGACAAGCAAACACAAACATCTACATAGATACACAAAATCGTGATGCACAACAAGTAACTGTTGACTATGCAAATGGTAACAACTATTTCACAACAGGCGAAACGATTCGTGTTGACCGAACAGATACAAATGAAATTACTGGTAAAGTTATCTACTTCAGTAATAGTAACAATGGTATTTTAATTGTAGGAGAACTCAGTCAATTATTACAGGCAAATGATATTGTCGTTGGTGATTATACCAATGCAACATACAATGTGACAGCAGTATCGATTTCGCCTCTTAAAGCAGTAGCAATTGTAACCAAACCTGTGCCAGAGAATGCAGAACCAGACGATGAGTTTGGTTTCTCGACTACTATCACAGAATGGCCTAACACATTATTATGAAAAATCTAAATGAAAAACTTTCTGAAGCTCTAAACATCGAACCAATTGAATTAGAAACAACAACAGAAATAGTTGAAGTTAAAGATTCGGTTGAAGATGATGCTGAGTTTGCCAGACAAAACATTCGCAGTTTAATTGCCAAAGGCAATGATGCTGCATCCCACATTGTTGAGATTGCAAAACAGTCAGAACATCCTCGTGCATTTGAAGTTGCCGCAGGTATGTTAAAGAATCTTGCAGACATGAACAAAGACTTGTTAGAAATTCAAAAGAGAAAACAAGACTTACAACCAAAACAAATTACGCAACAAAATATTAATGTTGATAAGGCAGTCTTTATTGGTTCAACATCTGAATTGATTAAGCAGTTACGAAATGAAAAATGATGGATATTTGGGAAATGAACGCCTAAAGAAAGTTGGCGTTGAGATATCTTTTACTGAAGAACAGTTAAAAGAGATTATTCGATGCACCGAAGATCCGGTGTATTTCATTCGAACATATGTCAAAATTGTCAATGTGGACAAAGGTCTTGTGCCGTTTGACATGTGGGGTTTCCAAGAAGACATGGTTCGTGACTTCCATGAAAATCGTTTCTGTATCTGCAAAATGCCACGACAGGTTGGTAAAACAACCACGACAGTCGGTTACATGTTATGGTCTGTTTTGTTCCAAGATGAATATAATATTGCTATTCTTGCAAATAAAGGTGGTCTTGCACAAGAGATTTTGTCTCGTCTACAAAAGGCATATGAATATCTTCCTCTTTGGTTGCAACAAGGCATCATTGTTTGGAATAAAAGAAACATTGAATTAGAAAATGGGTCTAAAATATTTGCCTATGCAACATCAGCTGCTGGTGTGCGAGGCGGTTCTTACAATCTCATTTTCTTAGACGAATTTGCGTTTGTGCCAAAGAACATGGCAGATGATTTCTTTACATCTACCTATCCTGTGATTTCTTCTGGTAAAACAACAAAGGTCATTATCGTTTCTACGCCATTTGGTCTGAATCACTTCTACAAGATGTGGGTCGATGCGGTTGAGAAACGGTCAACTTATAAACCAATTGAAGTTCACTGGTCAATGGTGCCAGGCAGAGATGCAAAGTGGCGAGAAGAAACAATACGAAACACATCTGAAGAACAGTTTCGACAAGAATTTGAAACAGAGTTTATTGGTTCATCTGCAACACTTATTTCTGGTGCAAAGTTAAGGTCGATGGCATTCTTCAATCCACTTTCTTCAATAGATAACCTAGATGTTTATGAAAATCCACAACCAGGCCATCTGTATATTGCAACAGTTGATTGTTCAGAAGGCGTAGGTTTAGACTATCACACAATCAATATATTAGATGTAACACAAGTTCCTTACAAACAAGTTGCAAAGTATCGTAATAATAAGTTGCCTCTATTGTTTTTTCCAACAATTGTATACAGTATTGCGAAACGATACAATGAGGCATTTATTTTAGTCGAGACAAACAATGTGGGACAGCAAGTGGTCGATATTTTACATTATGAATTAGAGTATGAAAACATCTATAAGATTGACCATCATCACATTAAAGGACAAACCATCTCTGGTGGTTTCAAAAGAGCCGCAAATTTTGGCATTAAAACAACCAAGACAGTTAAGAAAATTGGTTGTGCCAATCTAAAGACACTGGTAGAATCAGACAAATTGATAGTCAATGATTTTGACACAATTGCTGAAATGAATACCTTTGTTCGTTTTCGTGATTCATATGCAGCCGAAGAAGGCAATAATGATGACCTAGTGATGGGTCTTGTTCTCTTTGCCTGGTTGACTGCACAATCATACTTCAAAGATTCTACGAATATTGACATACGCCGAGTTCTCATTGAAGAACAAAATCTCTCAGCAGAAGAAGACCTTACACCTGTTGGGTTCATTGATGACGGCAAAAGAGAAGAAATTTTGATAGATTCTGGAGATGTGTGGACTGAAAGAGGGTATACATCCTCAATTTTATAAAAACATAAATACAAAATAAAAAGAAATTGACCCTATAACAAGAGGAGAAATCCATGGCATTTCAATTATCCGCAGGGGTGAATGTATCTGAAGTCGATTTGACAACAGTCATTCCCTCAGTCGCCACCTCCATTGGCGCATTTGCCGGACCGTTTGCATGGGGACCTGCGAATACTGTTGTTACCATTTCTGATGAGGTTCGCCTCGCAGCAACATTTGGTAACCCTGGCAGCACAAATTATGAATATTGGTTCTCGGCCGCAAACTTTCTTGCATATACCAACAACTTAAAAATTGTTCGTGCTGTCAATGTCGCACAAACAAGAAACGCTACTGCAAATACTGCTGTCTTAATCGACAATGAAGATTCGTATGAAGCCAACTACTACAATGGTTCTTCAAACGCTTACGGTACTTTTGCTGCTCGTTATGCCGGCGCTCTCGGAAACTCGTTAAAAGTTTCTGTTGCCGACTCTAACACTTACAGCTCTTGGACATACGCAAATCAATTTACAGAAGCCCCAGGTACTTCTAGTTACACTTCTAGCCAAGGCGGTTCAAATGACGAATTGCATGTCATTGTCATTGACGAAGATGGTGTGATTACTGGTACACAAGGTACAGTCTTAGAGAAATACTCGTTTGTTTCTAAGGCTTCTGATGCCAAAGATGATAGTGGCAACTCAAACTACTATAGAAATGTTATTGAAGCCCAATCGCAGTATATCTACTGGATGGATCACCCATTTGCAAACGGCGCAAACGCCACTTGGGGTTCGTCTGCATCTGGCACGGGTTTTGCAAATTTGACTTCGAATGTAACAGTCTCACTTGCTGGTGGTGTTGATGGAACAATCTCTACTGCCAATGTGATTACTGCATACAACTTCTTTGATTCTGCTGAATCTGTTGATATTGCTTTAGTAATTTCTGGTCCTGCTAATCAAACACTTGCAACAGACCTCATTTCGATGTGCGAATCTCGTAAAGATTGCTTAGTCTTCTTGTCGCCAGAGAAAGCTGATGTTGTGAATAATCCAGGCGATGAAGTTACTGATACTGTTGCCTATCGCAATACTCTAACATCTTCTTCTTATGCTGTCATCGATAGTAACTGGAAATATCAATACGACAAATACAATGATGTGTATCGCTGGGTACCACTCAATGGTGACATTGCTGGTCTCTGTGCAAGAACAGACCTAGAAAGAGACCCATGGTTCTCACCTGGTGGTCTGAATCGTGGTATCATTAAGAATGTAATTAAACTGGCATACAATCCAACGAAAACAAATCGTGATGACCTGTATGTCAAAGGCATCAATCCAGTTGTTTCTTTCCAAGGCGAAGGTACAGTTCTGTTTGGTGACAAGACGATGTTAAGTAAACCATCGGCATTCGACCGCATCAATGTTCGTAGACTGTTCATTGTGCTTGAAAAGGCAATTAGTCGTGCCGCAAGATTCTCGTTGTTTGAATTCAACGACCAGTTCACCCGTGCTCAGTTTGTTGCACTTGTTGAACCATTCTTGCGTGATGTGCAAGGTCGCCGTGGCATTACCGATTATCGTGTTGTCTGCGATGAAACAAACAATACTGGTGAAGTTATCGACCGCAACGAATTTGTTGGTGATATCTACATCAAACCTGCCCGTTCGATTAACTTCATTCAACTTAACTTTGTTGCAGTTAGAACAGGCGTTTCGTTTGATGAGGTCGTAGGACAGTTCTAAATAGAGAAACAGGAGAAAATTAAATGGCATTTAATGTAAACGAATTTAGAAGCCAAATGATTGGTGACGGTGCCCGTCCTAATCTATTTGAAGTTTCTATGCCGTTTCCTGCGTTCTCTGCACCAGGAAATGCACAAACAAAACTAACATTCATGTGCAAGACAGCACAATTACCTGGCGCAACGCTGGGTGTTGTGCCTGTTCAATACTTTGGTCGTGAGCTCAAATTTGTAGGTAACAGAACATTTGCTGACTGGACAATTACAGTTATCAATGATGAAGATTTCATTATTCGTAACGCCTTTGAGCGTTGGATGAATGGTATCAATTCGCATAACCTAAATGTTCGTTCGCCGGCTGCACTTTCACCACTCGGTTATACAGTTGATGGTGATGTTACGCAATATGGCAAACAAGGCAATACTCTGAAGAAATACAAATTTGTTGGACTCTTTCCAAGTGATATTACTGCGATTGATGTTGATTGGGGTTCAAACGATACAATTGAGGAGTTTTCAGTTACTCTCACCTATCAGTGGTGGGAGTCTATTGCAGCCGGTGTAGTGTAAGAAGAAAGGCTTCGGCCTTTCTTCATTTTTATAGGATGAATATTTAATGGCAATTAAGCTCTTCGGGTTCACACTCGGTTCCAAAGATGTGGTCAAGCAACAATCGCCTGACCAGCCTTCCTTTACTCTTCCAACAGAAGCATTAGATGATGGTGCTGTTACCATCACGCAAAATGCTTACTATGGCACTTATGTTGACCTAGAAGGTGCCGTTCGAAATGAGCTAGAGCTTGTCACAAGATACCGTGAAATGTCAAACCATCCAGAGCTTGAGATGGCAATTGATGACATTGTAAATGAAGCTATTTCACACGATGAATCTGGTCGAACAGTAAATATTGTATTAGATAAACTTAAACAACCAGAAGCCGTAAAGAAAAAAATACTAGAAGAATTTGAAAACATTCTTCGTATGTTAAACTTTGGTAATCTTTCAGACGACCTGTTTAAGCGTTGGTACATTGATGGTCGCATTTATTACCATGTTGTAGTAAACGATAAAGATCCAAAAGCTGGTATCCAAGAACTGCGATACATTGACCCACGCAAGATTCGTAAAGTGCGTGAAGTTAAAAAAGAGCGTGACCCAAAAACTGGTGCTGATATCATCAAATCTATTGCCGAATACTATGTGTATTCTGACCGAGGCACAACAACACAGACCTATGGTGCTTCAGTAAATGCAGGTCTCAGAATTGCACCAGATTCAATTATCAATGTGAACTCTGGTTTGATGGATGCAAAAAATACATTCGTCATTTCTTACCTACACAAAGCAATTAAGGCTCTCAATCAGTTAAGAATGATTGAAGATGCTGTTGTAATCTATCGTTTATCACGAGCACCAGAACGCCGTATATTTTATATTGATGTTGGTAATTTACCAAAAGGTAAAGCCGAACAATATATGCGGTCGATTATGACACAGTATCGCAACAAATTAGTTTACGATGCTAACACAGGTGAGATTCGTGATGAGCGTAAACACATGTCAATGCTTGAAGATTTCTGGTTACCACGCCGTGAAGGTGGTAAAGGTACTGAAATTACCACATTACCAGCTGGTCAAAACCTTGGCGAGCTGGAAGATGTAAAATACTTCAGACAAAAACTTTTACAATCACTTAATGTGCCAATCTCTCGTTTAGAACCACAACAAGGTGGTATGATTGGTCTTGGTCGCACAACAGAAGTTACCCGTGATGAAGTTAAGTTTCTTAAATTCATTATTCGTCTTCGCAATAAATTCTCACAGATTTTCGACCATGCATTAGAAAAACAATTAGTTCTCAAAGGCATTTGTAGTCTAGAAGAATGGCGTGAGTTTAGAGAAGACATTTACTACGATTACAAGAAAGACAATAACTTTACCGAACTGCGTGATGCAGAGTTATTGACTTCTCGGTTACAGTTGTTGGCAACAGTTGACCCATATCTTGGCAGATACTTCTCGGCTAAGTGGGTTAAGAAAAATGTTCTTCAACAATCTGATGAAGATGTTGAGGCAATGGAAAAAGAAATGGCAGAAGAATCTGAACAAGGTATTGGACAACCAGTTCAACAACCTGGATTCGAACAGGCCAATGTGACGGCAGAAGATTATCCACCTGAAGACAATACGCAAGAGAATGGTGCATCAGATTCGATGACACCGATGCTCGATGCGGAAGTAGAACGGTATTCTTCTCTACTAAATAGGCGATAAAAGGAAATTACTATGGACGCAAAAACATTCATCGATAAAGTTGCTTCTGGCGAGGCAAATGATGCGAAAGATTTAATTAACGACCTTCTTTCATCCCGTGCTTTTGAAGCACTTGACGCAAAGAAGATTGAAATTGCTCAGTCTCTTTATAGTGACGGTGAAGATATTGAAGTGCAAAATACAGCTGATACTCCAGTTGAAGAAGAAGAATGAAATCTTTAGAACAGTTTAGAGTTTTAACGGAAGAAGAAAAATCAGACTATACAAAGTTTGATATGCTTGTTCGTGCTGGCCTTGCAAATAAGGCACAGTTACAACGCATTCATCGTATATTAGAAAAGATGAAAGAAGATAGACCGGTATTTAATAATGCCGACAGAATGATTCTTCAAAATCTTTTCAATAAGATGGTCGATTTGATTTCGAATAACAAACAAATTTTCCAACAAACTCGCCGCGCTGTTCGTGAAGATGTAGAATTAGATGAGGCAGAATTAGATACTGCCGACTATAAAATTGGTCCTTCTGGTCGTAAAGTGAGAGCCCATCGTATTAAAGTTGGCGATGAGGTCAAAGAAGAATTTGAGATTGAAGAAGCAACAGATGATATACCTGACGATCCGCCTTTTGTTTTGATGCTAAAACGAAAAGCAATTCGTATGTATCCAAACAAAACAAAAGTTGCTCTTTATTACAATCAGAAGTTAGACAAATACTTTACCATACCTTATGGTAAGGGTGTTGATTCTCCTTTGCAGGCAGAAGAAACGCAAATTGAAGAAGCGGTAATGGATCAGTTGCATAAGATTGTTGACGGTAAACAAGCAAACACAGTTAAGTTTGCCAATGGTCAAACAAAGAAAGTTGACCATTATACTGCATCTGCAATTACACAAGTTCACAAAGCAGTGAATGATGAGAACAAAAAGAAGTTGGCTGACATGGTGCATAAATCACCAGAACACTTTGCGAAAGTAGCATCTTTTGCTTTCAGTAAAGTCAAATGAAATTTATAGATTTTATTTTAGAAGGTAAACTAAACGAAGCAAGAGAGGCACTAAAAGCTCGTTTAGATGAGATTGCCGCCAAACGACTTGCAGAAGCAAAGCGTTATGTTGAAGCGGACATGTTTGAAGAAGTAGAAGAACTTGATGAGAAAAGAAATCCTAATCTCATTAAGATGGGAAGAATTACAAGAGTGCGCCGTAGAATTAGGCGTAATGCAAAAGGTCGTATTGTTGTTCAAAAGAATCGCAGACGGTCAGGCATTAAAGGTTATCGTATCGTAGGTAATACTGTAAGAAGAATACCTGCGGCACAGAGATTAAGAAAAGCCCGTTTATTGAAACGGTCATGGAAAACAACTAGAAGAGCAAAACTTCGCCGTTCTCTATTGAAAAGGAAACTATCAATGAGAAGGCGCACATCAATGGGACTAAGATAAAATGCCATTCGAAATTATAAATGCAGTTAGAGCAAAATCTACAATTCGTGTTACTGGTCCTGCTGGCAACACGCAAATTAATTTATCTCAATTTTCTGCTGCAACAGAAGAAACAGTAACCTCTGCTGCTATTGCCCAAGTATCTGCTTCAACAAATGGCATTTACAGAATTTATAGAGGAACAAGTACCACAGGCGGGGCTGCACCTGCAGGCGGAACATTGATTATGGAAATTTCAACTCCAATCAATCTTGTTCTTTACGAATATGATATTACTTTTGCAAACAACGCAACGGCAAATCTTTTCATTGAACACACAGGAACAGCAGGTACTTTAGTGATGCAAATGGCAAAATCGGCTACTTACAGCCCAGCACTTACAGGAATGTAAAATGAAGTTAATTACAGAAACAA